CCCGTCTACTCAAGAATCCCACTCAGGCTGACGGCAAGGCTCTGTTCAGCACCGCTCACAAGAACCTGCTCTCCGGCGCAAATTCCGCACTGTCTTCTGACAGTCTGAAGAAGGCCATTCAGCTGTTTCTGGACCAGGTGGACGCAGACGGGCAGCCGATCAGCATCGAACCTCGGTTCCTGCTTGTGCCGTCCGCGCTCAAGCACCTCGCAATCGAACTCACCAGAGGCGCGACCTTCATCATGGCGGGCAGCGACAACACCATTCGTCCCGCGCTCAACAGCCTCGTGGACGAAAACCTGCAGGTCATTTCCAGCCCGTACCTCGCAAACAGCGCCTACGACGGAGCCTCCTCCACCGCGTGGTATCTGTTCGGCAATCCGCATCAGACCGACACGTTCGAGATCGGCTTCCTCCGCGGAAAACGCACCCCGACCGTGGAGCGCGGCGAGACCGACTTCAACACGCTGGGCATGTGGTTCAGAGTTTATTTCGACGTCGGTGTCAGGGAACAGGATCATCGCGGCATGACCAAGTCCACTGGCGCGGCCAACGGCTGATCTTTCCCGGAGGCAGGGTAATATCCGCCTCCTCATTCCACCTCAAATTCAGACAAGGAGACACATATCATGAAAGCTCGTTATATCCAGAAAGGCGAGAGCATCGATTTCCGCCCCGAAACCGATGTCAAAACCGGAACCATTTTCCCGTTCAAAGGCTTTGTCGGTATTACCCGACTTGACATCCGCGCAGGTGAGCTCGGTGCGCTTGCCGTGTCCGGCGTCTTCGAATCTCCGAAGGGAGATGAGGCCATTGATGTCGGCGATGCGGTTTACTGGGATGCGGCAAACGAAGTTGCCACCAAAACCGCCACGGACATCTACCTCGGCACCGCTGTCTACAACGCTCAGGCGAGCGCGGAGTTCGTCTATTACCAGCTCAATGCCGGTGCTGCGGGTGGCTCCGCAGGCGGTTCCGGCTGTTCTGCCGGTACGGCCATTGCCGACCTCGACACGCTCACGAGCGACTCCGGATGTTCCGAGTCGATGGGCATCCTGAAAGAAAAGATCAATTCCATTCTTGAAGCCCTTCGTTCCGCGGGTATCATCGCGGCCAGTTAAGCACATATGGGACTGCTGGAAGAAGGCCAAAAGTGGTTGACGTCCCAACGGAACGCATGGCTCTCCGTTCCTGTGGAGTATCTTCGCAGGGACGGAGAGCGGCTCCGCGTCCATGCCGTACTCGGACGAACAATGTTCAAGGTCGAAAACTCATACGGAATCACCATTCACGTCTATTCGCGTGATTTCCTGATCCCGTCCGAGGTTCTGCCGAAAGACCCGCAGTCCGGCGACAAGATATTCTACGACGGGGTCGAGTACGAGGTGCTGGCACCTTCGGATGAACCTGTTTGGCGATGGAGCGGAACGATACATGAAGTAAGACGAATCCACACAAAGGAGATCGGTAAAAGATGAGTGATAACAAGGAAAATGCCCCGGACACCCGCGACCTCTGGCACGAGGTGAACCAGGCTCGGCTGGATATCGCGGAACTCCGGGGAATGCTGAACATGCATTTCGGTAACGGGCAGCACCACTATCCGCCCTGCAAGCCTGCGGCTGAACTACAAAAGACGATGGTTTCCACCCTCGGCGCAGCTCTCATTGCGCTGCTCGCGGCAGTTGGAAATATAATCATGGAGTTGATGCGGAGATGATCGACAATATGGACTGTCTGGTTTTGAGCGAGGCGGTGGCAGCCAGCCTTGATGACTGGCATGCGAGACCCGCACTGGCGCCGGAATTCACACTTCATGAACTCGAAGCCCTGAGGGTTGTGGTCGTTCCAGTTGAACTGAACTACAAAAACATCAGCCGGGCTTTAAAGGAGCGCACAGTGAAACTCCAGATCGGCTTCATGAAACGGGCAAAGGATGAGGAACTGGACGAACTGCTGGCGACCGTTGAGAAACTCGGAATGAGTTTCCTGAACAAAGAGTTCTGCGGTGCGAAGTGCGTATCGGTCGGATTCAATCCGATTTACTCTGCCGATGACCTGCGCGAACGTCACCAGTTCACGAGCGTCATCGAACTCGTGTTCAGGGATACTTGCAGGCGGCAGGAACTCTGAAAAAAAAGACGCCCTGGACGAATCCAGAGCGTCGAGCAACTCATAAGAGGCTGATGGGATCAGATCACTTTTTGAACTTGTCCCAGTCTTCCTTCTTGACGAAAGCGGTCAGATTGCGGCCGTCCTTCGTGAGGGCCTTGAACGCATAACGAGTGCGGGTTCCCTTGCCGAACTTCACTGCCTTGGTGACCTCGGCCTGGACTTTCTTTTTCATTTTGACGTCGTAGAAGCTGTGTTTCATTATAAACAGTCCTCCGTGTTATAGGTTAAGGGTTATTGACAATATAACCTCGATTTATGCTCATGTCAAGTGGAAAAAAGTCATTTTCCAGTAAAAAATCAAATATTTACGCCAAAATGTCGATAAAAATGCGATTAGAACTCGATTCGAGGCGGCTTCTGGGGGCGGTCAGTAAGGCAAATTACAACTCTCTGCGGAGTGCGGGTGCGTATGTCCGGAAAGCAGCAAGGAATGCCGTTTTCATATCGAAGCATGCCTCGAAAGAAGGAACACCTCCGCACACCAGACGCGGACTGCTGAAACGTTCGATTCTGTTCGGCGTCGACAAAAGCCGGATGAGCGTGGTCATCGGTCCCGCAAAGAAGTTCATCGGCATTTCGATGATCGCACATGAATTCGGGGGGATGTACCGCAGACGCCGCTATCCGAAACGTCCCCTCATGGGACCGACTTTGAACAGGACCGCTCCCGAGCTTCCCAAACTTTGGGCGAACGCGGTCAAACGATAACAATGAAAGGATTATTCCAATGGCCATTAAACTTGGTCTTGATGCAAAGCTTTTTCGTGGCACGGCCGGGACTCAGGGGACTATCGAGGTCACCAACGTCAAGGATGTCTCTCTCAGTCTGGAGTCCGGTGAAGCCGATGTCACCACCCGAAAAGCCAAAGGATGGAAACTGAGCGTAGCCACGCTCAAAGAAGCCTCCCTCGAAATCACCATTCTGTACGATACTGAAGACGACGACTTCCTCGCCTTCAAAGAGGCATATTTCTCCAACACGGCGATTTCTCTTTTTGTCACCGATGGCGACACCACAGCACACGGCCTTGACGCGGACTTTTCGATTACCGGTTTTACAGTGGATCAGCCTCTGGAGGAGGCCGTCACTGTCAAGGTCACGGCAAAGCCGACCGCGTCCGACAGAGCCCCCGTCTGGGTGTGAGGTGACAGATGAAATCATTTACCGACAATAAAGGCCGCACATGGATGATTGAAGTGACCGTGGCGACCGTCAAACGGGTCCGCGCTCTGTGCAAGGTCGATCTCAACAGTATCGTTGAACTCGACAAGAACAGCAAGCCCTCGGCTGAACTCCTGGAGCGACTGTCATCTGACCCGGTTCTTCTCGTGGATGTGCTCTACGCCGTATGCAAGCCGCAGGCGGACAAGCAGAACATCACGGATGAGGACTTCGGGGAAGCAATGGCCGGAGATGCCATTGAACATGCGACGACTGCTCTCTTGGAGGAGATCGTCGATTTTTTCCCGGCAACGAAACGGCTCGTGATGCAGAAAATTCTGTCGGCCAGTCGCCGTTTCGGAGACGCCGCAAGGAAGAAACTGGAAGCCGAACTGAACAACGGGTTCGAGAGTCGGGTGGTCTCCGAACTGGAGCGGTTGAGCGACTTGTCTGGGAATGCGCAGGCATCTGCGGTGTAGACCCGAACGGATTCACGCTCCGGGAACTCGTCCGCATGACGGAAGCCCGTGGCAGATTCGAGTGGGGACAGACCGCTTCCCTGATGGCTCTGGTCGCAAACGCTCTCCGTGATCCGAAGAAAACGAAGGCTGTGAAACCGTCCGACTTCAATCCGTACACGGAAAAAGAGAAAAAGAAAGTCCCCGTCAGCATCCTGCGGGACATCTGGTGCAAACAGGATTCTGCACAATCCTGATGCCGGGTTAGGCAGAAAGGCATGAATCATTGTGCAGAATAGGAAAGGAACAACATGAGTGCAACAGCGGAAGTGAAAGCCGGACGAGCGTATGTCGAGATCATGCTGGATCAGACGAAACTTGAACGCGGTTTGAAACAGGCTCAGCGAAAGTTGAAGAACTTCGGGTCAGCTCTGACGGGCATAGGAAAGAACATGCTCGCCGTTTCCGGAGTTCTGGCTGCGCCGATGGCGTTTGCCACAAAGACGTTCGCTGACTTCGACGACGCCATGCGTATGGTGAAAGCCGTGTCCGGGGCGACCGAAACAGAGTTCCAAAAGCTGACCGCTACAGCCGAGAAACTCGGACGAGAAACCTCATACACTGCCCGTGAAGTGGCCGAAGGAATGACCGCAATGGGGAGAATGGGGCTGAAGCCGGACGAGATTCTGTCCGCGGTTCCTGCCGTCCTGAGCCTCGCCCGCGCTACCGGAACCGAGCTCGGAGAAGCTGCGGAGATTGCCTCCAACAACATGCGAGTGTTCGGCCTCGATACCTCGAAAATGGCGAATGTGGCCGACATCCTGACAGCCACGGCGAACGGATCGGCACAGACATTGACCGACCTTGCCGAAGGACTGAAGATGGCAGGACCGCAGGCTGCGGCCGCGAACGACAACATCGTGAACGTCTCCGGCGCACTCGGCGTCCTGGCAAACATGGGCATCAAGGGATCGCTCGCGGGGACCGCCCTGCGGAAATCCTATTCGCAGTTTGCCAAAACAAAAGTCCAGGACAAGCTCAAAGCAATCGGGATCGCCACCACGGATGCCAACGGGGACCTGAGGGCGATGCCGGAGATCATCGGCGATATCGCGAAGTACATGAACAAGCTCCCGACCGCCGAGCGGCTTGCTTTCGCAGAGGAAATCTTCGATTTGCGCGGTTCTTTGGCCGGACTCCAGCTCGGAGGGAACGTCCAGCAGTTGGACGAATTCATCGCGAGGCTGAAGAATGTCGGCGGCGTGGCTGACCAGACGGCGGCAGAAATGGATGCCGGCATCGGCGGAGCATTCCGAATCATGATGAGCGCGATTGAGGGATGCCAGATTGCCTTTGGCCGAGTCATCGGCGAGGCTCTGACCCCCTACATGAAAAAGCTGTCCTCCACGCTGAACGTGGTTGCCGAATGGATCGCCGCACACAAGGAAGTGGTCATCATGGCCGTCAAGGTCGTTGCCGGAATCGCCGCAGTCGGCGTCGGCATGATCGCCGCAGGGCTCGCCATCAAAGCAATGGCAGTTGGCGTCGGTGTGCT